TGACAACAAAAATCGTGCATTGATTTCAGCCACCCGCTGGATCGACACGTTGAATTTTTACGGTGACCGCTGTGACACGAGCCAAGCGTTGAACTGGCCTCGTAACAATTATCACGTTGACCGTGTAGAGCTTGTTTGCAGCAGCATTCCGAACGATATTAAGTATGCAACCTACGAGCTGGCACGGGCATTAGCCAATGACACGGACTCGATTACAGGGACTACCGGCGATACGGGGTTATACGAATCCGTCAAACTCGGAGAAATGGAAGTCAAGTACAACACTTCTAGTCAGGCTACTGGAACTGTTAACAACGTATTCGACGTTTATCCTTGGCTTCAGTCTTATCTCGGCGCTTACTGTCTGGGTGGCAGTGGTTCGTATCAAGTCCGCGTTGTGAGAGGTTGAGATGCCTGGAGCGTTAGACAGTTTATTCAAAAGTGTTGCCAAGTCGGTTGTTGCCGATTTAGGCAAGTCGTTAGACACAACGATTACTTACACCCGTAAGGCTTCGGCTAGTTATAACCTTGCGACGGGCGCTGTAACGACGACTGATGCAAGCTATTCGTTTGACGCTCCAATCGAATTTATTGTTTCTGATGAGGAGGGTGGTTATCAAGAGAATACTGCTCGGCTTTATATAACTCCAGATCAAATTGGCGACAATCAGGCAACACTGCAAGACGAGGTTTCATTGCAATTTGCTGGATCGGCAAGGACTGCAAAAATTCAAGACATTCGAACGTTTAAGGGCGATCAAGAGTACATGTATATTCTTCGGGTGGTGTTCTAATGACACTTGTAAATGCTAGGGCTGCGCTTGAGACTGCAATCAACACTGCAGTGGCAGCAGCGGATGCCACGGTTTTGGTTGTTTTTGACAATATGCCATTTACCGAACCTGGTCGAGATAAAAAATATGTGCTTGTAACAATTAACTTTGAGCAAGCTACGCTTCAAAATCAAGGTGCGGCAACTAATTTTTATAGCGGCAGCGTCCAGTGCGGAATTTTTACGCCACGAGACAAAGGAACAGCCGAAGCATCTGCAATTGCAGAGTCAGTAATCGATGGTTTAACATCTGTAAATGCTTCCGGTTACTCAGACATATATTCAACGATTCCAAGGGTAGAGCAAATCGTCGGTCCCACTGCAATTACAACTGAAAACAACAGTCATTTTTTAAGTGTTGTTAACTGCCGATTTACGGCGATTGCGTAATGACTGCAAAACCAATCTCCAAGTTAGCCGAAGATCTTCGTAAGTTTGTAGAAGAAGGCCGCGCACAAGCCGGTCCACGCATTGTTTTTGCGTTACAGCATGAAGGTCCTTGGTGGACTGGAACATTTGGCCGAAATTGGGTATTAAGTGCTACCAAAATTACGCCCACAATTAGTCGTGAAGAATATTCTGGCAAAGCTATTGACGAAGCAAAAACCGCAAAAGTGCCAAAAGAGCCAGTAGTATTACGAGTTCCTCGTAACAGCCCGCTATACATCGGTAACAAAGTTCAATATGCAGGTTTTGCTATTAACGCTCCAGGTCAATTAATTAGGGGTCTTACCTATGAACAACATGCTAAAGCTAGTAAGCAATTTACAGCTACTAGCGTCGACTGGTACGAGCAATACACAAAAGGCGGAAAAATTATGGACGATTTGACGGAAGGGTTTAGACGAGCTGGTGCAATTAGGTTATAATACAAAAGAAAGCAATTAACGTTTAATGGAACGTGCAATCGACAAGCTGTGCAACGCTTTTAGCGTTGATGAGCGCAGCAGTTATGCCATTAAAAACAATGAGGAAATTGTTCTTAAGCTGTATTGGACTCCACTCACAATTGCTGATCGGGACAAAATTAATCAGACGCTCCAAGCTTTAAAAACTGGCGATGAAGGTGGTATGGGTTTTGCTGTTCAAATGTTGATTCAAAAAGGTGAGGACGAAAACGGCAACAAGCTGTTTCAAGCTGGTGATCACGCCAAAATCTGCAATCGATTGCCGATGGCTGTTGTAATTGACATTATGGCAAAAATGCAGGGCTTAGAAGAGGTGGAAGAACCGGACGAGATCAAAAGCGAAATTAGCGAAGGATAATTACCTTTTTTTGCAGTTTTTTATTGCTGAAAAGCTGGGCATGACGGTTGTTCAGCTTCGCAGCACAATGAGCACGGAGGAGTTGTTTTCCTGGAGTGCGTATTGCTCGTTAAAGGCGGAGAGAGAGGATAAAGAGCTGGACAAAGCCCGTCAACAAGCTCAATATCGCCGTATGCGCTAGTCTTGCTTTATTAGTGCGGGCTTACTGTGGCTGGAGCCAACTACGAAGTAAATATTCAGCTGAAAGCAGATCCAGCGTTGAAATCGCTGGAGCGTATTGAGCAGAAGATAAATAAACTGACAAAAACTTCAGTTGATTTGCAGGACGCTAGAGGCGCTGCAATGGTAAAAAACCGCAATCTTGCGGATCGAATAAACAAGTTGGAAGAAAAAGGCGTAAAAGTCGCCAAGATGCGCGAACGCCTTGGAAAGGCTATTCAAAAAACAGATAAGGGCAGTCTTCAAACTGCAGCGGCGCACGAAAAAATTCTTAACCGCGAGGTCAAAAAAGAAGAAAAATTACTACAAGTTAAAAAACAACAACTAAGCGTTGACCGACAGCAGACCCGTACTCGTGGGCCTGGTAGAGCGCAAGGGGCAATTCTTGGTGGTGGATTTCCGTTATTGTTTGGCGGCAGTCCTGTTTCCGCATTAGGTGGTGCAGCTGGTGGTGCATTGGGTGGTTTTGGCGGAGGTATTGCCGGTCAAATTCTTGCTGATCGCACGATTGGCGCAGCTGCAGAGCTTGGTAAAGCATTAAACGAGCTGACATTTGACCTCGAAGCAGTTACTGGAGCAGCAGGGTTCGCTGATACGGAAACAGCTCAACTTTTGGAACGAATTGAACAATATGGTGATTCAGCTGTATCGGCAAGACTTGCGACCGAGCTGCTTGAAAAACGAATTGGAACTCAAGGAGTTCAAGCATTAAAAGATTTTGGGGATAAAGCCGGGGAACTAGGGCGAGCATTAAGCACGATATTTACGCAAGTTTTATCTAGTATTGCCCAAGCTGTTGGACCATTACTCAATTCTTTGGCAAAATTTGCCGGTCAGCAGGCTGATATTGGAGCATTTAGGGCTCGAACTGGGCTAACAGGCAAAGAAAAATTAGCTCAAGATGTTTTAGGAACTTCTTTCACTACGTTACAAGGTCAATTAACTACTAATTCTCAGAGATCTTTATCAGCTTTAAGTGCAAGAAGTCAAAAACTTGGTGGACAAGGGTTTGCTACAGCGGCTCAAGCAAGACAGTTTGCTACTGATATAGCGTCAAAGTCTCAACGTGCTTTTGAACTTCCAACTATAAAAGAAATTGAATTTGAAGCAAGCCAAGTTCAAGATCCTTCTCAGCGACGTGCTGCTAAAGCGGATGAACGTGCTGAAGCGCGTCGGCAGCGTCTAATCGCAGCAAGTAAAAAACGTATAGAGTTGTTAGGAATTGAGACCAAAGCTACGGAAAAAATCAGTGGATTTAAAGACAAGATCGCTGCAGCTGAATTAGCAGGAGACAAACAAACAGCTGTTCGGATCGAAGGCGAAATGAAAATTTCTGAGCTGTTATCAAAACAAGAGCAAATTATTGCTAAAATTAATCCTGAGCTTGAAGACCAGCAAAAAACAAAAGAAGTTATTGCCGTTCAGGAAAAAACTAATGCAGACATTGCAGAAGTAAATGCACAAACGCAGCGTAAAATAGCTAAAATTATTAGCGATGATCAATTAAAAGCTCTTAGAGAGCAAGAACAGTTTTACAAAAGAATTAGTGAAGTTATAAGTTCTGGAATTGTTGACGGCATTCAAAGTGCAATTGACGGCAGTAAATCCTTGGGTGAGTCTTTATCGGGAATTCTTAGACAACTGGGTGGAATGTTTCTTAAGGCAGGCATCGGAAGCATTGGGACTGGAGGTCAAGCCGGAACAGGTTTACTCGGCGCTATTGGATTTGCTGAAGGAGGATATGTTTCCGGTACAACGCCTGCAATTGTTGGAGAGGCTGGCCCTGAATACGTTATACCCGAATCCAAAATGCGGGAAAGCATGGCGCGTTACTCGCGTGGTGCTCGCGGTTCTTCTGTAATCCCCCAGGCAGGAGGTTCTGGAACATCAGGAGAAGGAGGCGGAATAGCTGTTGCCGCTCCAATTGATGTTCGCTACACAGTAGAGCGGATCAATAGCGTTGATTACGTAACTGCTGACCAGTTCCAGGCTGGAATGCAGCAGGCGGCAACGCAAGGTGCTAAACAAGGTGAACAGCAAACACTGAAGCGGTTACAGATGAGTGGCAGTGCTCGCAGGAGGATTGGAATATGAGCGAAGAAATTAAAGGAAGCCGATACGCCCTAGGCCATGCGGTAAGGATTAAAGCAATTGGTGACTCTGGTTTAAACATTCAGTTTAAGTTTCAGAACTTTTTTATCAATAAAGAAATGACTTTTGACGGTGACCAATATACATTTGTGCCGTTTGGTTTTTCTGGGGTTACTGTTAATCGTACAGGAGATGGCTTGGAAGCAACTCTGGTTTTTCCAAATAATGATTTGACGCGCGGTTGGGCTGTAAATGCAATCAACGATCACTATGTCATGGAAGTAGACGTTTTGATTGTTGATTCAGATTCAGAGACTGGCCCGCACACTCGTGTTCACGGTTATATCGGTCAAGTGGTTGGCGGCAATTGGGACAATGTTTCCCTAAACCTACAGCTCAGCTCAGTTTTAGACGCTGTTGGAACGGATGTTCCAAGACGATCCTTAACGCGCAATCTAGTCGGCAATCTGCCTACATCTAACAATGTCCGACTGCAGTGATTTTATTGGAATGCCGTATCGGCTTGGTGCTGACGGCAGTGACGGTCATATTGATTGCATACACCTTTGCTATCGAGCCCTGGAGCGGATGGGTATTGATGCACCACCGTTTAAGGGAAGCTGGTATCAGGCAAGCAAGTGGGAAGTGTGCCGGGATTTGATGCGGTGGGGTTTGCGAGTTGAAAAGCCTGCGTATGATGGGGACATTCTGCTGCTGCCGGAAAAATCTTGGACTTTCGCAGTGACATGGCAAACGGGAATTTTGTACGTGCAGCCAAGAACGGAAAAGGTTCAGTGGTCTTCGGTCCGACTGTTTACGACGTACCACTGCTTCCGTTCGAGAAACAGTTAATTGAAACGATTGGCGTAACTGAAGAGGAGTATCGGCAGTTTACGGCTGAAGCAAAACGTCGTGGAGTAATAAGGCCAGCGGCCTATGAGAATATTCCTGACATTCAAAATATTGAGCCAACAAGTGCGGCGGTTTATTTAGGCGCCAAAGCTGCTATTACGACTGTAGCAGCAAAAAGCGCGACTACTGTAGTCCTTACTAATCTTGCAATTGGCGTAGTTCTTAGTGGTGTTTCTTATCTGCTAACGCCAAAACCTAAAATGCCACGCGCTGAAGGCGGTGGTGTTGTTGATCTTGGCAGTGTTACAGGAGCAAATCGTTTTACACCATCACGCGGCTTTGAAACGATTGCAGAGCTAGCAGATTATGCCGCGCCTGTTCCTCTTATTTTTGGTCTTTACAAGGACAACATTGGCGGAATGTTGACGACACCAAAGCTTGTTTGGTCTCGCATGTTCAGTCATGGAACAATGCAACGAGCCAAGCTGATGTTTGTTGTTGGTGAGCAAGGCGTTGGCAGTGAAGGTATTCAACCGCCAGACCTTAAGGGCATTTTTCTTGGTAATAATGCGCTTGATGCTGTATTCAATGATTACTTCGCGTTTTATTGGCACGCAGACAGCAGCAGCACATTCCGCATCCGTGGAAGTGACAAAAGGTACGGCACAAGAGGAAAGCCACATAGGGGCGATCCTGATGTTTCGGCTGACGATGGTGATGCTTTTAATTTTCCGCTGTCTGAATATGACCAGGACGCCTCAGAAATTTTTTGTCATGCTTACACCCCTTCAAATAGCGCACAATTTGGGGTTTATGGATCGATTGCTAATGGCACAAGCTATCGAGTTAACTATCAGTTGATTTCAATTCCTAAAAACGACAACGACAGAGCAGTTGCAATAAGAATGCTGGAACGTATCAAAATTGTTGGAGATTCTGGAGTCGAAGTTGATGACAAAATTTTACAAGAGGAAGATGAGGAGGAAGGAGTTGAAGGAGCGGGAACAATGCCTGGCGACGCTGAAAGGGTGCGCTTGATTAAAATATATGAGGACGGAAAACATGACGGCGCGGGCAGAAATTATAGTCCGAGGATGGGGATTACTAAGTACACTGCAAAAGACAATATTGACCTAGAAGATGCTGGCGAAGTTACGGAAGTCAGTAAACACAAGCGGCAAATAGCCAGCATTGCCGTAGGCGATCAAGTTGAGTTTGTAATCAGCGACTCTTCAATTGATCCAGAGTTTTATATTAAAAATAAAGCAGGCCAAGGCGCGACTGTTGACGACATCAATTCAACGGTTGAATCGTTTCAAATTGAAGCTGATTCAACAATGCAGCTAGGAGAGCATTTTGAAATAGGTGGATGCATCTGGAAAGTAATCACAAGAAACCGACCAACTTTTGAGCCATCAGGTGAAATAGACGGAGGCAACAATCAGATAATAACTCTTGAATGCGTAGACGTTTCAACTTCTATCAATAAAAATATAGGCATTGTGAGCAACTCTTTAGTGGTTGCCCCTATTAGTCAATTTATCGGTGACAGTGGCATTGGCGATAAAAGCAGAGGCATTGGCGAAGCGTTTTTCCCTTTGACTCAAGTGGAGATTGCAACGATTAAAAATAATCGACCAGCGGTTTCAACTGAAATTGGACTTAAAAGCACAGTGTTTCAACGATTAAACGGGCTTTGCAATTTTCAAAGTTTGCCTTCGCCGGAAAGTCAGAAAAAGACAGAATACAAATGAACAGTGGCACGATTTCAACAAGTGTCTTGCGCTCTTCTATGTTTAGAGTTTTTCTGCGAGACATAAGCCTTGATTCTAAGTTTAATCCGTTGCCACAGATTTTTGTGGTGCAGGGGGTAAAGCCAATAGCTCAGTACAATTACATTAGGTTTACGCTTGATAGAGCTGTTGAACTGGAGTACAAATTTGTACCTGTTTCCGGTTCAGAAATTAAAGATTTAAGCGATACACAAAAGTTTATTGTGCTGTCTCAATCAAATTCAACAGGGCAACCCGTAGATGGTTCGCATGGTTCTTTTGAGTTTAAGGCAACCGTTTCAGATGCGATAGGATTGATAAGGGTTCATGTTTCTGGCCGCGAGATTACTGGCCCAGATTTTTTTAAACGCAATAAAGAATTTACTAGAGGACTTAAGACTGTTACAGGAAACAGTATTCCGCTAAAACCAGAAACTGTAATTTATAAAACAAACAGACCCGAGCCTGAACTTGGTACGGTCGTGACAACAGGCAGCAAGTTAGCAAGAAAAGAAAATATTGCAAATGACGGAATTACTGAGGCAAAGCTGGCAGCTTTCTTTTATACAATTGCAGGAACTGCAGACGTCGAGGGAGTAGAACCTGGCGACAAAAGAAATTTTGAAAGTGTGGAATACATTAATGGATCTACAGAAAGCTGGCTTCATGTAAAATGGCGCTTGGAAAAAGTTGAGATTGCTGAGGTTACTCCGGCGCTGGATTGGGTAAAAGGTCAAGAACATTTCTGGAGATTTCCACAAGATGAGAAAGGCATTGTCACAGGCGACAAAATAACAGTTTTAGGAAGTGGCGGAGGCTTCTACGGAGGTCAAGAAATAGAAATAAAAAGAGGCAGCCAGGCAACAAATGTCATCAGTGGTCAAGCCGCTTATCCAAGCACGAATCCTTTCGTTTTTAATCATCCTGACAGTGACAGCGAACTGACCGACAGTCCTGTAGATTTATTATTTTCAGGTTGTGTATTTTCAGTCAAAGATGCAACTGAAAACGTAGTGCTAGGTGATAGAAATCAGGCTTGGCGATATGAGGTGTTTGGCAGCACTGAAAATTTTGGACCTGGGCATGCAGACCCAAATCAAGATGTTGAAACTAGAGGAGATGAGCATCCTGGGGTAGACATGCCTATAGTTACTCAAGACGGAAAGTCAATTCAAGTTAGACTAACGGCTAATTGTAAGGAATTTAAAAAACCAATTGTTGGGCAGTTAAAAGGCTGGGGCAATCCAATAGCTACAGTTATTGACAAAATTATCGTAGATGAAGATGAGAATGAAGTAGAAACTACTACGAC